CAAATATCAAAGCAATACAAGATCGCTTAAGTATCTTTGAAAAAAGACTTAGCGATATTTCAATGTTTCCCGGTCAAGATGCTGGCGGCGGTGAAACTAGACTTCGCGGTTTAGATGATATTGATCGCAGTACTATTGGAGATGGTAAGTATCTAAACTATAATGATACTACTAAGAAATTCCAGTTTAGTACATTATCTGGCGGTGGCATTCAACAGGTTCAATCTGATTGGACACAAACAGATAATACTGAACCAAGCTTTATTAAAAATAAACCATCTATTCCATCATTAGATGGTTATGCAACTGAAACATATGTCACGACACGTGGATATATTACTAGCACAAGTCAACTTGTCAACGGATCATATACTGTATCATTAACATCTAGTGGGCAACTACAACTTCCAGTAATTACAACTGGTGGATATACTGGAGGATCTCTAGTTGCTGCAGGTGATCTAATCTTTAATGCTAATGGTAACTTATGGAAGTTTGGTTCTGATGGTACATTAATTAGTCCATATAATGTAAAGATTACTACAGCAGGATTTCAATTCCCTGATTCTACCGTACAAACAACTGCATGGACTGGTATAGGTTATGCTACAGAATCATATGTAACTACTGCAATCGCTAATGTTATTGGTGCAGCACCTGATGCATTAAATACTCTTAAAGAGATCGCAGACCAATTAGCAGCAGATGAATCAGCAGTTAATTCATTGACAACTACAGTTGCTGGTAAAGTAAGCTTGACAGGTTCATATGCTAATCCATCATGGATTACATCTCTTGCTGGTAACAAAGTAACTAATGCGGTATTAACTACTGATACTGGTACTGTTACAAATACAATGTTAGCAGGTAGTATTGCTAATGCTAAACTATCTAATAGTTCAGTAACTATCAATGGAACAAGCATATCACTAGGTAGTAGCGCTACAGTAACCGCAGCCGCAGGTACACTAACTGGTACAACTTTAAACTCTACAGTAGTTACAAGTAGTTTAACCAGTGTAGGTACATTAAATGGTTTAACCGTTAGCGGTACAACAAATCTTGGTACCAATAGAGTAAACTATTTACAGGTCACAGGTGCAGGAACAGGGTACGAACCAACAATATCAGCACAGGGTACTGATACTAATATCAGTATAGCAATTAGTCCAAAGGGTGCTGGAGTAATAGCTACAATTGCTCCAGTGATAGTACATAATTCTACCGCATCAACATCAAGCGACACTGGAGCATTCATAGTTGATGGTGGTGTTGGTATTGGCGGCGCTGTAAATATTGCTGCTGCATCCACAGTTGTTAACAATATGGCAACTGACCACTATATTGCTTTTGGAACACACGGCAAAATATTTGATGATGGTAACTTACATATTCATGGTATCACAGGATCTGTTTGGATTAATAGTTTAGATTCTAATCCAGTTAAGATTAATAATCAATATAATAGCGGCACAGGTGGAGGATTGGAAGTTACTGGTACAACTGTTTCAAATGCCACAACAGCATTTAGAGCAGGTTCTGCCGCAATCAGTGGAGTGGCATTAGAGATACCATTCGAAGGCGCTATTCGTAGCACATACAATGGTGCTAACAACAATATGTACTTTGACGTAAGTACAGGTGGCACATCGAATGGCACATTCCAGTTCCGTAGCTCTAGCAGTTATACCCCTTATATGATCTTGGACGGTGATGGTCCCAAGGCAATAAGCGCTTATAAAGGCAAGAGGTTCAATGGAGCACTAAACGACGAAGTTAGTGTAGATAACTTAAAATATCGTGTGGCTAACAGTGGTGGTATTTTCCCTCAAGTTGAAAGCACTACTAGCGGTAACGTGGATATCTGTTGGTCAATAGTTGGCGTAGTATCAGGTATGGGCACAACGTCAAATGAAAATGCTGGCACATTGGTTGCAAATAATGCTTGGACAAGTCTATATACTTCACATGGTATGGACACACGTGGTGATAACCTAGTTGCCCACGTTGTAGACAAAGCGGCTGGCAAAATCTACCGCGTTACATTTATGGTTACTAATAACAGCGGTAACGCCACGGGCTACAGCATTGTAGTTGAACGAATACTATAACACTTAACGAATCATTTAAAGGAAACAACATGTTTTTACTATCATTTTTACCAGATTGGATATTCTATATCCTACTATTTTTAAGTGGTGCAGGATTATTTGTTGCCACATTCTTAGGTAAACTACCATTCATTGGTACATACGCTAAAGCAATCCAAATTGGTTCTGCGATCGTATTAGTATTCTCAATCTACATGTGCGGCGGTATTGCCAATGAAGCCGGTTGGAGAGAGAAGGTGTTAAAGCAACAAGCAGAGATCGCACAGCTTAAACAAAAAGAAGCTGAAGTATCAACTAAAGTTGTAACGAAGTATATAGATAAAATTACAGTCGTTAAGGAAAAGAACAATGAAATCGCAAAATTTATTAATCAAGACGCTGATGCTAAGTGTCAGCTGCCTAATTCTTTCAGCGTGCTCCACGACGCTGCCGCAAAAAACGAGCTTCCCGACCCCGCCCGAGCTACTGATGCGAGAGCCTCAGACATTAAACTTTCTGAAGCAACAAGCACCATCGTCAGCAACTACGGCGCCTGCAACCAAAACACCGAACAACTAAAGGCGTTGCAAGAATGGATTCGCGAGCAACAAAAGCTTAATCCATAAAATAATATTTTTATAAGTAATTAAACCTGCTATGTACTTTTACAAGCAGGCGTGGTATAATATACTTCTGATTTTTGGAGTTTTTTATAGTAAATGCATAATATTAATGTAACAAAAAGAGATGGTCAAGCAGAACCATTCGATGTAAATAAGATTCATAAAGTTTTAGAATGGGCTACAGAAGGAATTAATGGAGTCTCAATCAGCGAGATTGAACTTAAAGCCAATATTCAAATCAATGATGGCATGAAGACAGATGACATCCATGAATTATTAATTAAATCATCTGCTGAATTAATATCTGAACATACACCAAACTATCAATATGTTGCTGCGCACTTAGTTAATTATAAGTTACGTAAACAGGTTTATGGACAATATGAACCATCATCATTAATCTCTATCACTACTAAAAATGTAGAAAAGGGTGTATATGATGGTCAGGTTCTAAAAGATTATAGTGAACAAGAGTTCGATCAACTAGATCGTCATATTAAACATGATCGTGATAATGAATTTACGTATGTTGGCATGGAACAATTTCGTGGAAAGTACTTAGTACAAGATCGCTTGACTAAAGTACCATATGAAACACCACAGATATTGTACATGCTTATCTCGATGAATCTCTTTATGAATTATCCAAGAGATACTCGTTTGAGATATGTAAAGGAGTATTACGATGCAATATCTCAGTTCTATATTAGTCTACCTACCCCAATCATGGCTGGACTTCGCACTCCTACTCGCCAGTTTAGTAGCTGTGTCCTTATTGAGTCAGATGATTCTCTTGACTCCATCAATTCGACGTCGACTTCCATTGTCCGTTATATTTCTAAAAAGGCTGGCATTGGTATCGGCGCTGGTAGCATTCGTGCTATTGGTAGTCGTATCGGCGACGGTAGTGTTGTTCACACCGGTCTTATCCCATTCCTCAAGTATTTCCAAGCTGCCGTAAAATCATGTTCACAAGGCGGTGTACGTGGTGGTGCTGCAACAATTTATATGCCAATTTGGCATCTCGAGTTTGAAAATCTAATTGTATTAAAGAACAATAAGGGTACAGAAGAAACTCGTGTACGTCATATGGATTATTGTTTCCAATTTAATAAGACGATGTATGAACGTCTATTGACAGGTGGTAACATTACTCTATTTTCTCCAGATGAAGTTCCTGATTTATATGAAGCATTCTATGCAGATCAGGATAAGTTCAAACAACTCTATGAGTCTTATGAACGTAAAGAAGGTATTCGTAAGAAGATTTTACCAGCAATGGAAGTCTTTACACAGTTCTTAACAGAACGTAAAGATACTGGTAGAATTTATTTGATGAACGTAGATCATGCTAATAGTCATGGTGCATTTATTCCAGAGAAAGCACCCATTCGTATGTCTAATCTATGTTGTGAAATCGATTTACCAACTAAGCCATTAACTTCAGCGGAGGATGAAAATGGAGAGATCAGTTTGTGCACTTTGTCAGCCATTAACTGGGGACTCATCAACGAACCAAGAGAATTCGAAAAGTATTGCGACCTCTCAGTCAGAGGCCTCGATGCGCTACTCGACTATCAATGGTACCCAGTTAAAGCAGCGGAAAGATCAACGCAAAATCGCCGCCCTCTTGGTAACGGCATCATCAACCTCGCATACTTCCTTGCAAAACGAGGACTTAAGTACGATGACGCAGCACTCCCAGTAATTGATGAGTATGCAGAAGCATGGTCATATTATTTGATTAAAGCGTCTGTACAACTTGCTAAAGAGAAGGGTGCATGTCCATTATCTGGTGAAACTAAATACTCTCGTGGAGAAACACCAAATAATACATATAAGAAAGAAGTTGATGAATTAATCCCACATCAAGAACGTATGGATTGGTTCGATCTACGTCAAGACTTAATTCATTTTGGTATTCGCAACTCTACTTTAATGGCTTTGATGCCTGCAGAAACATCTGCACAAATTAGTAACTCTACTAATGGCATTGAACCACCACGCGCATTAGTGTCATTCAAACAATCTAAAGATGGTGTGATGGCACAGGTTGTACCAGGTTATCACAAGCTACGTAATCAATACGATTTATTGTGGAACCAAAAATCTCCTGAAGGTTACCTAAAGATCTGTGCTGTCTTACAGAAGTACATCGATCAAGGTATTTCTGTCAATACTTCTTATAATCCAGAAAATTATGAAGACCATAAAGTGTCTATGTCAGATATGATTAAACACTTGGTTATGTTTTATAAGTATGGTGGTAAGCAACTGTATTATTTCAATACTTATGATGGTGCTGGTGAGTTACACGAAAAAGAATTCAAGGCAATTGAAGCGCAACTTACTGAGCCAGTAGAAGGTGAAGAAGACTGCGAATCATGCAAGATATAAAAGAATTAGCTATAAAAAGATATGAGATCTGTTCTACTTGTCCTAGAAAAACAGATCTTTTAAAAGTTGAACGTTGTAAAGAATGTGGGTGTGTACTGTTATTAAAGATAATAGTACCAAGTTTTAAATGTCCGCTAGGGAAATGGTAAATGTCAGTATTCAAAATAAAAAGTAAAAGTCACCTTGAATCTCCGATGTTCTTCGGTGAACCAGTAGATATAGCACGTTATGATGCGGTACGATACTCACAATTTGAAAAGTTAACTGACAAACAACTTGGTTTCTTTTGGAGACCAGAAGAGATGGACCTATCGAAGGATCGTAAAGACTTTCATGATCTAAACGAATATGAACAACACATCTTTACATCAAACCTTAAGCGACAGATCTTATTAGACTCTGTACAAGGTCGTTCACCAAATCTAGCATTTTTACCAATGGCATCTGTGCCAGAACTTGAAGTGATGGTCGAAACGTGGGCATTCTTTGAGACAATTCATTCACGTTCATATACACATATTATTCGTAATGTTTATGCAAACCCTTCAAAAGTATTTGATGAGATTAAAACAATTCAACCTATCCTCGATTGCGCTCATGATATTAGCGTTTATTATGATGACTTTATTTCTTACAGTCGTTATTATGAAATGCTTGGACTCGGAGATCATACGGTCAACGGCGAAACTATACGCATCGATTTATATGAACTGAAGAAGAAATTATTCTTGTGCTTAATGAGCGTATACATACTTGAAGGTATTCGCTTCTATGTTTCATTTGCCTGTTCATGGGCATTTGCTGAACTCAAAAAGATGGAAGGTAATGCAAAGGTAATTAAGTTTATCGCTCGTGATGAGAACACTCACCTAGCTGCTAGCACTTCTATCATTAAACATCTTATCAAAGATGATAAAGACTTTGTTCAGATTCGTCAAGAGACTGAGAAACAAGTGATGGATATGTTTACTTCAGCCATTGAACAAGAAAAAGATTGGGCTAAATACTTATTTAAAGACGGTTCAATGATTGGTTTAAATGAAAAGTTATTAGCTGACTATGTAGAATGGATTGGTTGTCGTCGCATGCGTGCATTGTCATATCATTGTCCATACACCGTGTCACAGTCTAATCCTCTTCCATGGACAGAGAAGTGGATTGGTGGTGGTAACGTTCAAGTTGCACCACAAGAAACAGAAATTACAAGTTATATTACAGGTGGAGTCAAGCAAGATATCTCCGCTGATACACTAAAAGGTCTATCACTATGACACACGAATGGATTGTATATAGCAGAACAGTATGTCCTTATTGTACACAAGCTAAAGCATTACTTGAGTCTAAAGGCATTGAATATACTGAAATTAATATCGATAAAAATGCAGCAGGTAGAGATCTACTTGTTGAACAAGGTTTACGATCAGTACCACAAATTTATCATAAATCAGAATTGATCGGAGGATTTGATAAATTAAAAATCTGGTTTGATTTAAAAGAACAGAGTTTATGACAAAGAAAACACTAGAATGTACTACGTGTAGTATAGAAGCAACGATCGAATATGATTACGATCAGGTTACAGAGGAACCAATGTTTTGTCCGTTTTGTGGATCATCATATATAGAAGAGGATGAAGATTACGACCTCTTAAAGGACAATATATTTGATGATGACATGGACATACAATGGTAAACCATACGAACTAGGAGAACAAACACATAAAGATGTTTATGGATTTGTTTATCTAATTACTGATACTACCACACAAAAACAATACGTTGGTAAAAAACTATTTTGGTCTAGTAAGACTAAACAAGTAAAAGGAAAGAAGAAAAGACTCAAAGTAGAATCTGACTGGAAGACATACTTTGGATCTAACAAAGTTTTACTTGAAGAAATAGCAGAGAACGGCGAAGATCGATATAAACGAGAAATCTTACATCTGTGTGCAGGAAAAGGTGAATGTAACTATTTAGAAGCCTATGAGCAGTTCACCAGAGGTGTTCTAACTAGCAAAGAATATTACAATGATTGGATTATGGTTAAAGTGCACAGAGCCCACATAAAGGGTTTACAGCAGTAAAAAATTATGGTATAATTACATTATGATACTAATTGACTTCTCTCAAATCTCTATTGCAGCATTCTATGCTCAGCCAAATGCTGAGTTAACAGAAGGGTTCTTGCGTCATCTAATTCTAAATACTATTAGAATGTATTCTAAAAAATATAAAGCAGAATACGGACAAATTGTATTAGCGTGTGATGGTGGTAATTCTTGGCGCAAGAGTATTTTTCCACAATATAAAGCTAATCGCAAGAAAGCGCGTGAACAATCTACAATGGATTGGAATCTCTTCTTTGAATTATTGAACATGATTAGAGATGAGATTAAAGAAAACTTTCCATATAAAGTAGTTCATATAGATCGTACTGAAGCAGATGATGTAATTGCTGTATTGATTGAGCAAACACAAGAGTTTGGTAAGAATGAACCCGTGATGATTATTTCTTCTGATGGAGACTTTATACAACTTCATAAGTTTAAGAATGTTAAACAGTTCTCGCCAATCCAAAAGAAAGTCGTCACAGACTCAAACCCTCATTTATACCTGTTTGAGCACATCATTCGTGGCGATAGCGGGGATGGTATCCCTAATATTCTTTCTGCAGATTCTACTTTTGTGGATGGCGGTAGACAAACTCCTATTAGTAAAAAGAAAATTGATGGATGGTTGGAAAAAGCTGAAGACCTTAAATCAGCAATGAATGAAGAGACATTTAGAAACTATCAACGTAATAAGCAATTAATTGATCTATCGATGATCCCACAAAACATTAAGGACGGGATTATAAATACATACGAAGAGCAAACCGTTGCACCTCGTGCAAAGATCTTAGATTATTTAATTAAGAAACGTTGCAAAATGTTAGTTGATTCAGTACAAGAGTTTTAAATATGGCACAAAAAATATTAGTATCAGAAGTTTTAGAATTGGTTGCAAAGACAGATTCTCGTAAAGAGAAGGTCTCTCTTTTACAACAATATAACTCTTTAGAATTGAGAGACATTCTAAAGGGTGCATTTGATGATACGATTCAGTTTATTCTTCCGGTTGGTGTTCCACCAATCGATGAACACGAGAAGCGTCTATATGATAAAAATCATTTGATGGCTGAAACAAAAAAATTTAGATATTTTGTAAAAGGCGGTCCAGGAGAACAAGTAAACAGAGTTCGTAGAGAGAAAATGTTTATAGATATTCTATATAGGATTGATAGTAAAGAAGTTCCTCTAGTTTGTCATATGAAAGACAAGACACTCGAAGGCGTATATAAGGGTGTGACTAAAAAATTAGTTCAAGAGGCTTTTCCAGGACTCATCGAAAAATAAATAGTAGTATGCTTACAGCAACAATTTTTAACAAAGGACTAGGTCGTGAGACCTTAGTCCTTTTTTTACTTCAGGGGGAAGCAAAATCTATATTATGAATTAATTAACTTACAGTAGGAGAACCATAACCTAATGATTCCTTTAACAATAGAAAAATTAAAAAGAGACTCTCGCAGATTAGAACATAACATACAGCGAATGAAGAAGAAAGGAAGAAATGACGCAGCATCAAGATTAAAAAGTAAAAAGGCGTTAATTGATGCACAACTCACTAATTTGGTAGAAGAAGCTTATCATCCTTCATACTATGAAGTTTATAATGCTCCTTACTATACTCCTCCAAGTTTACACTGAAAGTAGGTGATCCTATCTCGGGCAGCAAACGCTGCCCGTTATGGTTTCCAGGGCCTATGTACAACATGTTATTTTTATGGTATAATAATACCATATGAGCATGATCTATACAAACCAAAAGTCTAAGCTATCTAAAAAACAACGCGCTAAGCGAGAAGCATTGCTTAAAGAGCAACGCGCTATCAAGCGCGAGTTAAAGCTTAACACATTTACACCTTTGACTAGTAAGACTACGTTCACGCGTGATACTGGTCCAAAGATCAACAGTTTACCATTCACCGGTGCACCATGCACCAAGCCAATCGAAGGCAAACGATACACTGGTTCAGCAATGTTAGGTATCGGTACACTTCACAAGTCGAACGCAGTTCCTATCTTCAGCAGCGAGGATGCAAAAGATCAGGCACGTATGCGAAGAGGCTAAATGTCCAGTTTTTTTCCAAGTCGAAATAGCGTGGGGGTGACCCCGGGCCCCCTTGCGCACCCAGGATCACGGGCCCCTAGGGGTAGCTAAAAGTACTAATTTCATGCAATAGTCTACCGTTTTAGTCAAGTAAAAAGTCCAATGAAATCAATAACTTGTAAAGGCTATGTACAAACAGCAAGTTTTAGGGTATAATAGATCCATAAATTGAAAAAGGACGAATTATATGATGATCGTTATCACTACACAAGACTATGAAAATTACGCAGCACATCAAGGCTTTGATGGCAGCTATCATTGGAAAGCAAAAGGTGGTAGTCAGTATAAAATTACAGGAATTCCTGCTAATTGTGACATCGATGAAATCGTAGAAATTGTTCGCAATGATATTGAACGTTTTGATGATTATTTTCAAACTTTCATCCTTGGTTATACTGAAGAATCAGATGACTATTTAAGCGATTTTGAGCGTAGTCAAATGGAATATGAAGGTCGCATAGTTTATGCAGAACCAGTGATTGAGTACTCAGACATATTTGATCGTTTTACAGATCCAATGGAATATGCTGAGATGTGTGCAGATAATGATGCTATTGCTTATGGAGAATAATATGAGTTATGAAAATTATGGCACTTTTAATGGTAAAAATTATGGAGATCGACATGGTGGTCCATTCGATCGTGGAAGTGCAGACTCTTACTATGGTCGACCACGTAAACCACACTATTATGTAGGTGGTACTGGCACTAGTGATGAAGTTGTTGAATTGACTGCAGATGAGATTGAAGCGTATCACGCAGGTTACGATTGGAATGAACGCTTCGGTGATAAGAAAATATGGGATTGATATGAATACAGTATTTGCATTGATGATTATCACTAGCACAGGTGTTATGGAAGCGCCTAATGCGTTTAAGACTGAACAAGCTTGTTTAGCAGTTCAAAAACAACTTGTAAACACACAATCATATTGTGTTGCAAAGGAAAATGTTACACCTGAACAAGCATTTGCAAAAATGTCTGTAATGATGAAAAATATGATGAAAGAAATGGAGAAATAATGTTAGCATATTGTGATTATATTATGTCTAGAATTCGCAATGAATTGATCGTTGCAGCTTCAGAGACGGCAGCACCTGTTGCAGTTCAGCGAGTTGGAAGAGTTGAATTTGATCTTAATGAAGCTGGTAGTTTTATGTCAACCACTAAGCGTTTACGTGTAATTGTTGAAGGAAAAGAGTATCTTGTAACTGTTGAAGAAGTGAAGGAGTAAATCATGGGTTTGGATATGTACGCTTATCGCGTTAAGAAAGAACACGTTGTGAACGATTTTGAGTTCAATTCTGACCAAGATCCTGCATATGATATAGCTTATTGGCGCAAGTTTAATGCGCTACATGGTTGGATGGAACGACTCTATCGTGCAAAGGGTGGTACTAAAGAAAGCTTTAATTGTGTACCAGTGCGTCTCGAATTGACAGACCTTGACCAACTGCAACGTGCTATTGGAGAAAACAAATTAGAACCCACTCAAGGATTCTTTTTTGGATCACAAGAAATTTATCCTGAAGATATTGCCTCAGCAATGAAGTTTATTTTCGAAGCACGTGCAGCTATTAAAGAAGGTGATGCTGTCTACTACGATTCATGGTGGTGATATGGTGATTAGAGCAAAACAAAATAGTACACCTGTGATTGACCTCACAGGTCCACAAGGCAACGCGTTCTGTTTACTTGGTAATGCACGTAAACTTGCGTATGATCTTGGTTTAGATAGTAATGCTATCCTTGAAGAAATGAAACAAGGAGACTATGAACATTTAGTCTCAACATTCGATAAATACTTTGGTGATTATGTAATTTTGGAGCGGTAAAATGGGAATTCGTTGGATTGAAAACGTAGCATGGGATGATGTTAAGAATGGTTGGCATTCTGACATGGGTCCAAATGCTATGCTCATCCAGATCATGGATCCACCAGGTAATTTTCCGACACCAAAGCATCAATTCAAAGAAGTTCATCAATTTGACTTCCTTGACATTGAAGACACTGATGTGAAGATGGATCCAAATATGGGTGAGTTTGCTATTCAGAAAGATCAAGCAAAAGAACTCGTTCGTCTTCTGCAGCATGCACTAGATAATAGCATGAACGTGTTAGTTCATTGCTTTGCTGGTGTTTGTCGTAGTGGTGCAGTCGTAGAAGTTGGTACTCTATTGGGTTTCACTTCAACTGATCGCTATCGCCAACCAAACCTTCGTGTAAAGCACATGATGATGCGCGAATTGGGAATGTACTATGACGAGGACGAGAAGTCTGAAGGCAAAGGCGGAATGCTTAGCGCTGGTGGAATTCTCGTTCCTTATAAGGATTACGAATGATTGAATATTTTAACACAACTATAGAATGGATTAAAGATGACTATCGCACTCATCCTCTCCGCTTTTTTGTCGAGTTGCTTGCTTGGGCGGTATCTATTGGTTGCTCCATCACGATGGCTACTACAGTACCCAACCCTCCACTTTTGGCTCTTTATCCTGTTTGGATTAGCGGTTGCGCTATGTATGCTTGGGCTGCTTATACTAGGAAATCATTTGGCATGTTGGCTAACTACATCCTATTAACTTCTATTGACACCGTCGGATTGATTCGTATGCTATGATAAAGGCATTTCTTCATGCTTTATTGATATTTGGTGGAGCGTTATTCTGGTTTTTTGTAGCCGTACATTTTGCTTCAGGAGAGAAAGTTATTAGATATGACTGTAGTATTGCAGAGATATCACCTGATTATCCAGCAGAAGTAGTAAATGAATGTAGGAGAATAAGAAGTGTCAGACCCATCTCAACGTGAAAAACATGGAGAGCGTTTTTTTCAAAAAGTAAAGAAACTTGCTCGTAAACTTAAACTAGCTAAAGAATATGGATATGATCATGTTCTAAAAAATCCACACAAATATCACAAACAATCACCCTTTAACTGTGGAAATCCAGATTGTGTTATGTGCATGAACCCTCGTAAAGCATTTAAAGAAAAGACAATGCAAGAGAGGAAATTTGAACAAACTGAGAAACTAAAAGATGACTGAAGATCGTAAAATGATTATGCAAGCTGTATTAGAAGGCAAGTTACCAGCTGATTCAGTTACAATGGAAGAACTTCATGAGGTAGAAGAGGTTCTCTTTGAATTAATTGCATCAAAACATACACCATTCGAAACATATGGAGTGATGCAATGAAAAAGTGGGATGGCTTCAGAAGTTGGGTTCATCAATTGTGGATTCTTAATTGTGAAGAACATAGTATGTTTAACATCCCAAAAGATGATGTACAAGTATATTTTAATAAACACAAATGGTGGTTAAAACGTGAATACAGAAAACAAAGATAATTTTGCGCGTGATATTGCAGAGATGATTAAACATATCACTGATGAAAACACACGCCTTCAACAAGAAAATACAATGTTAACTGGTGAATGCAATGCATTGCGATCACAGGTTTCTGAGCTAGAACGATTAGTTTATGGTGGTAGAACAGGCTAGTGTACAACAGTGTATTATCATGGTATAATATATCATGAGCTTAGAAGGATTTTTTGCAACAAATAATAATGATGAGATCAAAAGTAAAATTCGGCAACGTAGGGCACAAATGCTTGTACATTCTTGCATATATTACGAGCTTAATGATAACATCATTAGTGATCATCGTTGGCAAGTTTGGGCAGATGAGCTTGAAGTACTACAGCAAAATCATCCTGATTGTTGCGCTATTAATTTTTTTGATGATGTGTTTTCTAATTGGACTGGAGCAACAGGTAATCACTTACCCCATAGACATCCGTGGGTTCTTGGGAAAGCCACTTATATAATGGATTTACATAGGAAATTGTATGGAACAGATCACGTTGTACCTTGATATGGACGGAGTTTTAACAAACTTCGAAAAAGCATACCGCGCAATGTGGAATGAATATGAATATGATCGTGAACGCTTTCGTGAAGCAGTGCTAAGTCGAGGGATTTTTGAAACTCTTGAATGGATGCCTAATGCCGAAATTTTCATTGATGAAATTCGTCGTATAGAAAAAGCATATAGCAATTTAACTGTTGAAATGCTAACATCAACTGGTTCTCATAGAACTGATATGAAACTTGCTGCAATGACACAGAAGACACAATGGTTGATGGATCATGATATTCACTGGAAAGCAAACTTTGTGTGTGCAAAGCCAGAAAAATCTCAGTACGCTGGATCGTATAAAATCTTGATTGATGATATGGCAGGTTGTACAGAGCCTTTCATTGAAAAAGGTGGAATCGCATTTATTCACAAAGATTCTGACTATCGCGCAACCATCGATAGGTTAGATTGGTGTTTAGATGAACTAACAAAAGAGTTTGTATGAATATTTTTTGGCTAGATAGAGATCCTGTCAAGAATGCAGAAATGCACCTTGACAAACATGTTGTGAAAATGATTTTAGAATATGCTCAATTATTATCAACTGCTCATCGTATTCTTGACGGGACTCAGCTTTCCATTACTTCTGCGTCTGGTAGAAAAAAGAAAGTATGGCAACTTCCTGATCATCGCGATAGTGTGTTGTATTCTGCTACTCACACCAATCATCCTTCCGCTGTTTGGACAAGGGACAACTACCACAATTACAAAAGACTTTATGCCCTCTTTGTAGCAACATGTGACGAATATACACATCGTTATGGTAAAGTTCATGCAACCGATACTAAATTGCGTTCTATTTTGGCAACACCGCCAAATTTCCCAGATGATCATCAAACTAGACTTCTTACTGATCCTACACCTGCAATGCCGGATGAATGTAAAATTGCTGGTGATGTAGTAGGTTCATATAGAAAATATTATATAGATAAAAAAGCAGATATGGCTATGTGGACTAAACGCGAGCCACCTGAATGGTTTATTAATGGAGTAAAAGAGAAAGATGCCTACGTACGCGTATCGATGCAGCAACTGCGAGAACATTTTCGAAAAGTTCTCGTCAATAAGCAATCGAAAAAATCCAGAGCAAGAAGCTTGTCCTAATTGCAATCAAATAAATTGTGTCGAACAAACACTAACAGAACCACCAAAATTGGTGAGTGATAGTAAGGGTATTCATACCAGAGCTGGTAGAGAATTTAACGATAGGCTAAAGCAAATTAAGAAGGGATCAGGTCGTTCTAATACGATCAAACATATTTAACATGAGTAGCAACCGTGAATACGGCAAAGAAAAACGTAGCCGTAAAAATAAGAAGCAACATAGAAATGTTAATGATTATGAAACATCTCATCACTTTGAACAAAAGGTGAAGAGAATGTTTGAAAAGAATAAATATGATAAGTATAAGCGCTTTGACGTCGAGGAAGATATTTAAACATAGTCCAATCGATCTTGGTTATAAAGATTTACTAACAGAGTCAACCGAGCAAGGTAGGAAATATGTTACTCCTGATGGAGAGAAGTATCCATCGATCACTACAGTCCTTGGGCATTTTAGCAAGGCTGGGATCATGGAATGGAGAAAACGAGTTGGTGAAGAAGAAGCCAATCGTGTTTCTTTGCATGCCACTACTGGTGGTACTGCGTTGCACAAAGTTTGTGAACGTTATTTAGATAACGAGGAAGACTATTTTGGCAACGCGATGCCGCATGTGCGGGGAATGTTCAACTCAATCAAGCCAATCTTGGATGAGCGAATTGGTGTGGTATACATGCAGGAAGTGCCGCTCTACTCTAAACACCTCAGGTTGGCAGGTAGGGTGGACGTCATCGCTGAATTCGACGGTGTACCCTCCATCATCGACTTCAAAACGTCAAAAAGAACAAAAGAAGAAGAAGACATCAAAGACTACTTCGAACAAGAAGCTGCATACGCAGTGATGTATGAAGAACGAACTAAAAAGCCAATCGTTAATTTAGTCACTATCATGGCAGTTTTAGATGGAAAGCCTCTGGTTTTTAAAGAACACAGAGATAATCATGTGAAAGATCTGATATATAAAATAAGGTTATATGAAAAAGAAAAAGGACTTAGTTATGCCAGTTAAAACCTCAACACCATCTACTGTACAACAAAACGCTTCTATTCAAAAAGCCTTTGTTAATAAAGCAATTAATCAACTACATTCATTCTATCTTTCAGGTAGCATCGAAGATCCATCTGAATATATTGCTTGGTTTGAAATAATGAGAAATGCTGGAGAGCATGACGTTATTCAAATTCATATTAATTCATTTGGCGGCGATCTATTCACTGCTATTCAATTTATGCGAGCAATCGCAGACACTCAAGCTCATGTAATTTGTTCCGTAGAAGGAGCATGTATGAGCGCAGCTACCATGATCTTCATGTGCGGAGATACGTATGAAGTAAGTGAACACTCTATGTTTATGTTCCACAATTATTCAAGCGCAACGTTTGGTAAAGGCGGAGAGATGTTTGACAACATCATTCACGAACGAAAATGGTCAGATCATCTTTTAAATAGAGTGTATGATGGCTTCTTAGAAAAAGACGAGATCGCATCACTTCTAGCAAATAAAGATATTTGGATGGATGGCGAAGAAGTCCTAAAACGCCTTGGAAATCGCCAGAAAAAGTTTGAAAAACTTGCAAAAGAACAAGCAAAAAAACTTGCAGTAAAAAATCCTGCTGCAAAGAAAACACCATCCAAAAAGACTCCACGCAAAACCTCCACATCCAAAAAATCAGCAAGTTAAAACCGGTTTACAAAAGCTAAAAAGTGTGGTATAATATTCCAAAGAGATGGAATATTTACTGCAAACATGGATACACTACCAATTAGCTTATTAAGCCTGTTTATTTCTGCTGCATCAATCAATACGACTGCTGCAACAGGTACCGGCGAATGGCATTTCGGCCCAGATGTTAGTGAAAACTATGCTTGTCAAAAAGCAGAGACACTAGCAAGAGTCGATGCCATTCGTTCTGTCATTGGAGAGAATATTTTTGTAGATGAATTCTATCAATGCAGAGAAGTTAACGATGAACGTAGGTGTGCTTCTGATACAGCTATGTTCTCAATGACTGATTCGTATGTCAAGAAGATAACAGCACGCAAACGAGAAGTAAAACCAGCAATTGGTACTTCTAATGGTAAAGTTTGCACTGTTGATGTTGATGTTAAGGTGACTACTGATAGACCAAAGATCGATGCATTCGTAGATGGTCGTTTCATGTACAAATCCGGTGAAACAATGCAATTCAAGATGGCAACAAATCAACCTACTAAGGTTTATATGTTTCACATTGAAGGCAAAAAGGCTACGATGATGTGGCCAACATTTGTTGGTACTAACAATAAAGTTGCAAATGAGTTGACAGTTCCAACTCAAGGCTATAAAATGATCGCTCGAGCAAGTAAATTTGACGAGTCAATAGTATTCGTGTTCTCGAATGAAGAACTAAACTTCATGCGAGATTACGATGTGAACGATCTGAATGCGAAGTTACTCTCCATTCCGATCTCTGATAGACGAATAGTTCGTCGCAACCTTGTTATTGAACAGTAAGGATATATTATGAAAAAGGTTATTTTAGCAGCAGCAATTGCCGCAGCACTAACAGGTTGCGGCACAACATCACTAGTTGAAAAGAAAGCTGATTGGGTTCAGGGTTCAGACAAAGTAGATTTGGCTATGGCACCTGAATGGTTCACTATGCATTTAGCAAATGATGATTCACACATCTTTGCAACTGCAACTGAATATTCAGCAGATTATCAATTTGCTATCGATCGTGCTATGATGGCAGCAAAAATTAATTTAGCTGGACAAATCAATCAGCGTGTAGAATCTGAAATGAATTCATTCATTTCAGAATCTGGTACAGGTGGAGATATCGATGATGTTGAGCGCAGTGTAGAACGTAAATCGCGTGCTGTGATTGATACTACTATGTTAGTAGGTTATAAGCGAGACAAGATCGAAGTTCGTCGCGAAGGTAAAGGCTATCGTGTATATGTTCGTTTAGTATACGACTATACAGACAACAATAAACTCGTACAACAAGCTGTAAAAGCTGAAAAGCGCAAAGCTAAAGCAGCTGAAAAAGCTCAGGGTGATAATGTTAGAAGCTTGAATATTCCAAAGCCTGATACAAAGCCATCTGAAGACAAGACAGTTTCACAACGAGCAGATGAGCTTCCCCATAACACCATAAGCAATCAGGCTGTGAAGAAACAAGTGGAAGATGCAATTGCACGTGGTGATGCGGTAATTATGACCCAGACTGTCCGGTGAGCTCTGGGGACATTTCATCTGGTGAAAATTAGAACCTAGGGCCTATGTACAACAAGCAAATTATATGGTATAATGGTATCCATAAATGTGTAACTTTGTGAGATAATTATGACAATTGACGTTGTACAAGAAGCCAAAGAACAAGTAGCCAATGTTGAACAAACAACTAAAGCTGTAGTTCAACAAGATGGTTGGTCCAAAGCATTTGATGATATCATTCAAGGTGACTATAGTGGATTTTCTACTTTAGTTGCAGTGATTGTGTTCATCATATTGCTTAAACCTATCTTGTTTATAGCACGCTTCGCTATCGCTGGTTTTATTGTTTTCATGTTCGTTAAATACTTCTTATATTATGCAAACTGATCAAAATTCGAAGTACATCCTTGATAAACTTGGAGAGATTAATCTCTATACGACTTATCGTGTGGATCAAGCTTTCATCGATCTGCGTGAACAGAAGATTAAGACATATAAAGACAATAATGGTAAAAAACGTACTGATGATGAACGACGTCTTGACATCGACTGCGAATTCGTTGACGAGATGGTTAAACAAGCAGGCAAAGATTTTATCCTCGAAGCATCAGAATCTCGCAAGCATGATTTTAGATTTAGAAAAGATCCAGAGAATGTCGTTTGGTGTGTCGACAACAAAGTCGTGCATGAAGATATTTTTTGGCTTCATGTAAATAAGTACATGCAATATCTTGAGTCATATAATCAAGGTAGGTTACATTATTTTGCATTTTGGAAGTTCATGGATCGTCCAAGTAAACCATTGAAAATTGGTGATAAACCAGAATTTTTATTGTTGTCAGTAATTCCTGCTGGTACACTATTACATAAGATGTGCAATCCTAAAGAGATGACAAAAGATAAGGAGAAGTATAAAGTATGCGTGGTGTAGATCGTTATTTACTTCGTAAAGATCTGGCAGAAGAACTCCATGATTGGGTATTCTTTGCTGGTGTGAGTGATAAAGTTTATGGCTTTTCTAAAGTCACAAACGGAATTGACTCATACTATGAAATACCTTTTATATCTAAAGATGTAAGAGGTTTCATTACAGTTGACACTCCTCGTAGTATTAGCGTCATTGCAAAAACTACGAATGGAGAAATTAATAAACATTTTAAAACAACGTATGATGCAAAATCATATTTAACAAGGACATTTATACAATGACATTTGAACAAGTATTAGTTGCAGTTTTAGCTTGGTCAGTATTAATTGGTATTGCATATGCGCACAGTGGATGGAAAGCAATTAAAGATTGCTATGGCATGTGGTTTACTCGTGAATATTGGACTAATTATAATATTGTAGAAGGCTTAAGTTGGTTTGCTAAGGCAATCATTATTGTACCAGGACTAATTTTTGGTATCCAAATTTGGTGGCTATACTTCTTAACTCTTGTTACAAGTCTTACTCTCATTTGGGCTTCAAACAAGAAATTACTACCAACGTTAGTAGGATTTAACACTGTTTGGGCATTTATTAGTTGTATGGTATTGGCACAACATTTAGTTTAAGGAGTTATAATGAAACAGCGTATTCCACATGTAACATTTGCATTTCGCGAAGGCGATGAACTACCAGAAGATGGTGGATGTCCAATTGGCGGTAAATTTGTGTATAAGACTACAGAAGATTTATTTGCAAAGAAGAACGTGATTTTATTTAGTTTGCCAGGTGCATTTACACCGACATGTTCGACATACCAGTTGCCTGGTTTTGATGAGAATTTTGCAGAATTTAAAAAGCATGGTATTGATGAGATCTATTGCATTTCTGTAAATGATGCATTCGTTATGAATGAATGGGCTCGTCATCTTGGCATTAAAAATGTAAAAGTAATTCCTGACGGTAATGGAGACTTTACTCGTTTTATGGGAATGTTAGTGAATAAAACATCTATTGGATTTGGTCTACGTTCACACCGATATGCAGCCATCATTAATGATGGAGTTATTGTAAAAATGTTTGAGGAACCAGGTAAAGAAGATAATCATAATGGTGATCCTTATGGTGAATCATCTCCTGAAAATATTTTAAAATTTTTATCACAAGAGCTCAGTTGAGCAAAAGTTTTGTATATATAAATCTATGAACAAAAATATACTCACATCCCTAAAACCAAGAATGACGTTTAGTCAGGTAGCGTTACGCCCTGAGCACACATCACTATGGTCAATGGGCTATGACTGCGCTAATATTGGAGGTTGCGGGCATTAAGTAGATAAGTTCAACTAGATTTTACTTAAAGCCTCTGACCAAAAAATCAGAGGCTTTTTTTATATCTGAAACAAAAGTATTAGTCTACTAAAACGGTAGACTACTATGTACAAACCCCAAAATTCAGGGTATAATAGCAGTTATTAAATTGTAGGGGTATGGTGTAGCAGTAACACACTTGACTTTGACTCAAGTATCCTAGGTGCGATTCCTAGTACCCCCGCCAATAGTCTACTAAAACGGTAAAGTATTAGTGTACAAATGGCAAAAAGTATGGTATAATCATACTCGTTCTTTAAAAATTTGGATTGCATTTGGAAGTGTGGCAGAGCCCGGTTTATTGCACCTGTCTTGAAAACAGACGAACAGAAATGTTCCGTGAGTTCGAATCTCACCGCTTCCGCCATTTTTAATTGCATTGGGTTACCAATTCCAGTAGGGATTGTGTTAAGTCTACATGTGTGCGACGGCACACGCTTAACATAATTCATGAAGCCATCCGACGGTGCTGGAAAAAAGTTGGTTCGTAATGTGGAAAACAACTACTCGGTAGACGATACCGTGAGAAGCTAGATGGAGTTCTAGAACGTTGTTGACATCCTAGTGTAATTAAAAATGGTAGATTGGCAGAGAGGCTGATTGCGTCGGTTTGCTAAACCGAAAATCGTGTCGAACGGTTCACAGGTTCGAATCCTGTATCTACCACCAATGATATGTCTCGCTGGTGTAATGGCAGCATCACAGTCTCCAAAACTGTTGGTCGGGGTTCGAGTCCCTGGCGGGATGCCAATAATATAATTTGCCCTCGTGGACAAATTGGTAAAGTCATCTCTCTCAAAAGGAGAAGTTCTCTCAGTTCGAATCTGAGCGAGGGTACCAAAAATTGGGGATGTAGTTAAATGGGATAACACTAGCTTTGCAAGCTTGGATTGAGAGTTCGATTCTCTCCTTCTCCACCAAAATATTGCTTCCGTAGCTCAGAGGAAGAGCACAGTCTTGATAAGGCTGGGGTCGACATTTCGAAATTGTCCGGGAGTACCAAATTATGGTGCGGTGGCCGAGTGGTCCAAGGCAACGGATTGCAAACCCGTAAAACCGTCAGTTCAAATCTGACTCGCACCTCCAAATTCTGGCGTTAGTATAATGGATAATACATAGAGCTTCTACCTCTAGAATATGGGTTCGATTCCTGTACGCCGGACCAAAAAGTAGTGTACAGCAATAAAAAAGTATGGTATAATAGATGCCATATTAAATGCGGATGTGATGGAATTGGTATACATATCAGACTTAAAATCTGAGTTCTGAGGGTTCGAGTCCCTCCATCCGTACCAAATAATGCACGGTTCGTCTATCGGTTTAGGACACTAGCCTTTCACGTTAGTAAGACGGGTTCGATTCCCGTACCGTGTACCAGAATTCGACTGGTAATCGAGTAGCGTATTTCTTCCACGCTCTATAAATGGGAAGGTCACGGCAACGGTGACTAAGTCTGTTGTGAGTTTGCTGCACTACGACTCGCATAAAAGTGCAGATAGTTTAGACTGTGACTGATAGACAGTTGGTTTTATGAGTAAGTCTCCATAATTGACTACTTCACTCTCGCTTAAGAGTGGTTCTCGCAAGGAACTGATTTACCAGATCATAGCACTCTTAGTTGTATTGTTTATGGAAAAATGCAGTGTCCACCTGCATAATGCACTATCAATGACGTCACTGGTTCGAAACACACGTTACATAGTTGTGCCAAACGAAATTGAGGCTAGCATCTGCAGATGTCCTCATATAAGGTTTGGGCGATAAAAGCAAACGACAATAGGGTTATTGTTGTCCATAACGTAGACAATACAACTAAGAGTAAGAATATGCTTCGTTAGCTCAATCGGGAGAGCACTACACTGTCACTGTAGAGGTAAGGGGATCGAAACCCCTACGAGGCGCCAAAATCGCGGGGAGTCAGGGTAGAGGAGAGTCTCATAAGCTTTTCCTAGAAAGTTCGAATCTTTCCCCCGCAACCAATTTTATTGTGCATGAGCAAGCAAGGTGTATGCGCCTGACTGTTAATCAGGAATGAGCTAGGTTCGATCCCTAGATGCACAGCCATATTAAGGGTGTTGCCCCCGCCGGCGGACTGTAAATCCGTTACTCTAAGAGGTGGGAAGTTGAGTTCGTGGAGCGTTACCATCAACACCCACCATATTGGTAATGTAGCAAAGAGGCCTTGCACTTCCTTCATACGGAAGCTAACGTTGGTTCGAATCCAACCATTACCACCAAGATATATAGTTATTTGCCCTATTAGTTTAATGGTAAAACATCGGTTTTGTAATCCGAGGCTTGCAGTTCGATTCTGTGATGGGGCACCACTTATCGGAGATTAGCGCAGTCTGGCTAGCGCATCTGCTTTGGGAGCAGAGGGTCACAGGTTCGAATCCTGTATCTCCGACCAACATGAGAGATTATATGATTCCACAATTTGATGAATCAATTAGACATACTTTATTTCCAACTAGAATTTGGGAATATCATTTAGCTGATACAACAATATTAAATGAATATACACAAAAATTTATAGATATTCGTGAAAATGAAGATAGTGGAGTTTATTCTGGATTGGGAAATTGGGTAAGTCCAGATGATTTACACTTAAGAGAAGAGTGGTTTCCTATAAGAGATATATTCTTAAGTAGAGTTGCAGCTGCAGTTGATGATATGGGTATTTTACACGAAGATCTTCATATTAATTGTATGTGGGGAAATTCACACGTTGATAAAAGTCAGCATGAAATACATCATCATCCAAACAGTATGTTTTCGGGTGTATTTTATTTAAATGCACCAGAAGGTTCAGGAGATTTGTTTTTTACTGATCCTCGAGGACCAATATCAAATACGTATGTTTTTGACTATAAGCCTGGATTTAATAATTTTGAAATATATAAATTTAAACCAACTCAGGGTAAAATTTTTATATTTCCAAGTTGGTTACAACACGGAACACAACCAGGAAATTTTATAGGAGAACGTATTTCGCTAAGTTTTAATGTTATGTTAAAAACAAAGGTCTCAAAAAGATCCATAAAATGGAATTATTATGACTGAAGATAAAAAGTGTACATGCGGTAGATCGTTGACGTCTAAGTGTGTCGGTTGGCATTCACTCAGTGAAGAGGAATGGAAACAAAAATTGTTAAACACAGTTCAAGCCTTAGACGGACGTATTAAACAAAAACAAGTTGAAAAGCGCAGAGGTAAAAAATGAGTGATGGTGGAAAAGGAAGTAAACCAAGACCATTTAGTGTTTCTCAAGAAGAATATGATAATCGTTGGGATGCTATCTTTGGAAAGAAAAAGAAAACTGAAGCTGAAAAATTTGATGAAGCAATAAATAAAGATGAGTATTATGATTTAGAGTCCGAGGATAAAAAAGAAGTAAAAATTACTGCAATTATTCCAGACATTAAAATCAAAGGTTCAATCTAAAAAACATGCGGGTATGATGTAAAGGTAACCTGAAACCTTGCCAAGGTTTATTTGCGAGTTCGAGTCTCGCTACCCGCTCCAAATATTGGAAAAATGTGAAACCAAAAATAGGTTTATTTGTTGCACAACCATATTGTTCAACGCAGTCAAATAATGGTATAATGGCTGCGTTATCTTCTCATTATGATTTTAAACTATTCACTAAGCAGGAAGTAGAGAATGGATTCTTTGAAACGGTTGATGCAATATGTTTTGGGGGCGGGTTCGGTGATAGCGATTCTTTCCGTCACTTGTTTGTCAATAATAGAGATCATATACGGAAATTTGTCAGGTCCGGTCGACCCTACATTGGTATATGCATGGGAGGTTATTGGGCAGGGTCTCATTATTTTGGCATACTTAATGCTTGTGATACAACTCAGTATATCACTCGCCCAGGAACAGATACAAGAAGACCGCACGCAAAAGATTTGGAAGTTGACTGGAACGGTAGACGGGAAAGAATGTTCTTTTACGATGGATTTGCAGTTACAGGAAGTGAAGAAAATTTTAGAACATATGCAAGATACATGAACGGTGATCCGATGGCAATTATACAAGACAATGTTGGTCTAATAGGTTGTCATCCTGAAGCAGAACAATTTTGGTATGATTCATATACATGGATGAAGGGTAAGTATAAACCCAAACAACAATTACTATTAGATTTTGTCAATGAGTTGATGAAATCGAAATAACAACAATGCCCTGGTGACGGAATTGGTATACGTACTGGTCTTAGAAACCAGGTTCTGAGAGTTCGAGTCTCTCCTAGGGCACCAATTAATTTTCCCGATAAAGCTAATCTAGTGAAAGCGCTGGTCTGAAAAGCCAGAGAGCTTGGTGCGTAACCAAGTGTCGGGACCAACAATGCCCCGTTGGTGAAATGGATGATCATACAACGCTACGAACGTTGAGGTAGAGGTTCGATTCCTTTACGGGGTGCCAGATCAATGCTCCTGTAGTTTAATGGTAAAACTCCAAGCTTATACCTTGGCGATGTCTCTAGATGAGGGAATGATATCGGTTCGAATCCGGTCGGGAGTACCAGTTTACAACAATTTAAAATTATGGTATAATATACTATACAATGCAAAGGAAATGAATATGCAAATTAATCTTCGTAAAGCAAATGCAATCCAAAGTGAACTTCGTCGTGCAATTGGCGGCGTAAACACAAAAACAGATATCGTAGTGAATGAATTCACTGCAGATGTAGAAGGTACCTTGAGTAAAGGTGCATTAGAATTTAAACAAGCGCTTGAGCGTAAAGAAGCTTTGAATAAAGCTTTGTACCAGATTCGAGCTGCAGTGGGACGTGCAAACGTTGAAAGCGGCATTAGCGATGTATTGGCTGATGTTGAATTAATTGATGCACAGATCGCAATCAATAACGTAGTTGTAAATACACAGCCTCGTAAAGACGTTAGCGAGATCAATGCGCGCATCGTTAAGATGAAGCAAACTCCAGTAGATGCGCGTAGTGCACTATATGGTGAACGTTACAACAACGTTGACACTACTGTGGTATCTGAGACAGATATCGTAGCTGCAAAGGCAACGGTAAAGATGTTGAAGCGTGAGCGTCAAGGTCTAGCTGATAAGCTATTGCAGCTAAATGTTAACACACTCATTCAATTGAGTAATCCAACTAAATTGACTCTTCAAGAGGAAGGTTTAGTTTAATTTTCGGAGGTAAGAAGGATAAGAGGATCTGCATTAGATAAGCGCACAAACAATTCCACTTTTACTGGAATTGGTTAGCCTTGAAA